AATATATTTCTTTTTATCACCTTTATGTGTATGAATCATAATATCCGAAGCATCTTCTTTTTGTGATGCTTCTGTTCCAGTTGAACGTTTGATATCACCTGGTTTTGAAGTCCAATGAACATCATGAATTTTATAACCATTTTTTTCTGCATGTTTTCTAATATCTTCAGCAGCAGATTTGGCCTTATCATTCAACCTGTTATATTCATCATGACTACCATGTTTTTTAAATAATGATTCTTTAATTTTATCATGAGCTTCTTTTGGAGTGTCACCATCTTTATCTTCGTGTTTATTCATATGTCTACCAAGTAAATGGTGACCAACTAATAATTCATGAAGAACGCCCTTATCGTTAGAAGTGAATTCTTTTTCTTTTTTTACCGCTTCATGGATTTTATCATCCCAAGGAATGTCATCTGGATTAATATCATCTTCATCTGGAGTTTCGGTTTTTAGATACTCAAGAAAATCTTTAATTAATTCTGATTTAGTTTTTTTATGTTTGTGGCCTTCATTTAATAATCCGGCTCTTTCCATATAAATTTTTAATTGAGATGTCATTTTCGTACCTTTAATAAGTTAGCTTTACTGAATTCTTTACGATTAACTAATTTTGTTGGTTCACCAGCATGATTGACAACAAATCCTTCGGGGTCAGTTCTCTTACCATCAATATGGTGTTCTAAGCCACCAGTATGTTGATTTAAAGTATTGACTAATACATCTTTTGCTTGTTGTAAATGATGGTGCATTTTTAACAAGTTATTATAGTGTTCTTTATTTTTTTCAATATGGTCAGTATGTGTTTTTGCTTCAGCTGTTTTTCTACCAACAGCAGCTGGTGTTTTTAATTTGGCAGAAGCCTTATCATACTTGTCTTTTATGTGTTTTTGTAAACCCTCAGCAGAAGGAGTTTCACCCGTTCTTACTGTATGATTTATATATGTAGCTAAATGATTACCGTCACCTTGGTGTGGTTCGGTAGCTTTGTACATTTTATCTTTATGTTCGTCATGAATTGCTTTAGCAGCAGCCATGTGCTTTTTGAATTCTTCTTGGTCTTTTGGTGAATAGTGAACATCTTTGGTATCCACATCTGCTGATTTATGCCAAACGTCAGGATGATGACCAAAGTTATGTAAATCTGGATGTGAATCAGATTTCATTGATTCTAAATCTTTACCGTGATATTGAGTATGTACAATAACACCTAATTTAGACCTTTTGATTTTATCTGCTTGAGCACCTTTGGCACTATAGGTAATAGTATTTGGAGTAAAAGAAACACCATGTTTAGTTTCTTTTTTATCACCTTCCGAATACATCAAATCACCTTGATAGACACCAGATTTAGGTGCTACTTTTTTGAGATGATTTAGACCAGCATGAAGTTTTTCTACAAGACCAGGTGCGTGACCGTGATTTTTAACAATGTCCGCATGCGTATAATTGATTTTTGGATTTTTATTAAATGCTGATTTAGATGCAACAAAGAATTTTCCTGTTTGTGGATGATGACCAAAAACAATAGATGGAGAACCATCATATTTCATTGTTAGTGCAGAACTTTTACCACCAGATTTAATATGTTCGTGTGCTTGATTTAAAGCATTGTGTGCGTGTTCGAAACCTTTTTCACCATGTAATAATGGTCTATCTTCAGCATGATGTATATGCTTAAGTTTGGTTTCTTCTTCGGTATCTTCTTTTAGAAAAGATATAAATGTTTTCATAGATTGTTCTTCCTGATGTGGGACACACTATGGTCACCATTACTTATTTATACAACTTTTAACTTGACTAACCCAAACTATTAAAAGATTGGGTTAGATATATAGTCAACTCAAATAAGAGAATCTACAATTTGTTCCATGGTATATTGGGCTTTATAACCCAATTTTTGGATTTTAGAAATGTCTAATACCATGTTTTTGGATTGCACAATTTTATGAAAAGGTAATGCTTCGATACTGTTTAAATTTGAAATTGATTGTGTTTTATATTTAACATAATTTAAGACATCACCAATATAAATTTCATCACCATTGCCCACATTATAAATTTCATCAACAACACCTTTTTCTATAATAAGATTGATTGCTTGTACAACATCATCTACATGGATATAATCACGGTATACTTGGCCACCATCATATAAATTTACGTCATTTCCTTGAACAATCTCATTAATCATCCATTGTAAAGCATTCTTTTGTTTAGAAACTTTATTATCCGACTTACCTAACACATTGGCCAGGCGAATGATGCGATACTTCAAATCAAAAGTTTCACAATATGAAATCAATAATTGTTCAGCTGCACGTTTAGTGATTGAGTAAAAACCTTTTGGGTCACACTTGGCATCTTCTTTGGCAGGTAACTCAACATCACCGTATACAAACCAAGAACTAATAAAATTGAATGTTGCTTCAGGACTATTTCTTTTCCAAGAATCCAAAACTCCCATTAATGTAGTTAAATTAGTATCAATATCAATATATGGATTTGTATGTACATTATAATTAGAAATGGTAGAAATAAAATACACTATCTCCGTTGAACCTTGTTTGATAGAATAATTACCCCTATCATTTCTAATTAAATTTGAATAATGTTTTGGTGGTGGTAATATTATCTGAGGCAAAGAATAATGTTGTTCTGTAAGTTCACAATATCGAGAACCTACAAAACCATTTCCACCAAACACATTAATTAATCGTTCCATTTTTTACAAACATCCTCAACGTAAGCCAAAACTTTATCATTATAAAGTGGTGAACATCCAACAAAGAATACATTACTCAAAGCAAGATTTGAGTTTAGATATTTCTTAAAGTCATCAAGGTGTTTATAACCTGGATGTAACAAGATATTACCAGCAAAGTAATTGCGTGTTTGAACTTTGTTATCTTCAAAGTGTTTAACTAGACGTTCTTTAACATCTTGTGATTCACAGAAGATTGGAACACCAAACCATGATGGGTCGGCATCAGCAACAGCATTGATAACACGAACTTCTTTGATGTTAGTTTCAATAAACTCTTGAATTTTTAATTTATATTCTCTACGTTTACTTTCCAACATATCAAATTTCTTAAGTTGTTCTAGACCAATAGCACCTTGTAAGTCTAATGGCTTAAGATTATAACCAATGTTTGTGAATACATACTTGTGGTCAATAATACCATCATAATCGTTCAACCAAGTATCAAATCGTTTACCACAAGTACCACATTCTAATAGATTTGTAGCACCGACACAATAACAATCACGGCCCCACCAAGATACTGAACGCATTGTAGTAATTAATTCATCATCATCGGTACAAACCATACCACCCTCACCGGTTGAAATATGATGTGCTGGATAGAATGATGTAGTCCAAGCATAATAGTAATCTGTAATTAGTTTATCTTTCCACAATGTACCAAGTGAATCGCAGTTATCACCAAGCAATATTAGATTATGCTTTTTACAGATTTCAAGTAATAAATCAATATTAGGAGGATTACCAAGGACTGGTGACACAAAAATTGCTTTTGTTTTATCTGTGATTACTGATTCAATTAAACTAACATCAAAATTTAATGATGCAAGTTCAATATCAATGAATACAGGTTTCATTCCGTTTTGGATGATTGGCGCAATTGTTGTTGGAAATCCAACAGGCGAAACAATGATTTCATCACCATCTTCCCAATTTAAATGTTTTTTGACAGCGGTAACCAATACTAGATTGGCAGAACTGCCAGAGTTTACCATATGTGAATGTTTAACATTAAATCGTCTAGAAAACATATTTTGAAATCTAGCAACTTTTTCACCAGCGGTCACCCATGCACCATTTAATAGTGTATCAATAGCAGCATAGATTTCTTTATCGTCCCATAATTGGCCGGAATATTGTACAAACTCACCATGTTGGTAATTGTCGTAATTCTTAACATACTTTGGTTTTGCTGTTTCTGATAATGTTTTAATCATATCAATCATTTTAATTCTTTCGCTAAGTAATAATCTATAGTTAAATCGAGTGCTTCGTCTAAAGTGTGACTTGGTTTATAATCTAGTTCTTTTTTAATTTTAGAACAGTCAATAGAATATTTTCTATCATGTCCTGCTCTATCTTCAACAAACTTAATTAGGCTTTCTGGTTTTCCTAACTTCTTTAGTATTGTACGTACTAATTCAATATTTGGCAATTCTTCTCCACCACCAATATTGTATTTTTCACCAACTTTACCATTCTTTAATACTAAATTGATACCATTACAATGGTCATCAACATATAACCAATCACGAACATTCATGCCATCACCATAAACGGGAATACATTCATCAGCAAGTGCTTTACGAATGATGGTGGGTATTAACTTCTCACTATGTTGGTTAGGACCGTAGTTATTGGAACAATTAGTTATAATAACTGGAACACCATATGTTTTATAGAAAGCTCTAGCAAAACAATCTGAAGCAGCTTTTGATGCTGAATATGGAGAATTAGTTTCAAAATGAGATTTCTCATTAAAACTCCTATCTTCATCCAACTCTAAAGAACCATATACTTCATCAGTAGAAACATGAATGAATTTTTCTAAATTATTCAAATTACGAGAACATTCCAATAAATTAATTGTACCTAAAATATTTGTTTGTACAAAAGGAGAATAATCATCAATTGAATTATCTACATGAGTTTCTGCTGCAAAATTTACAATATGTGTTGGTTGAATTTCTTGAAATAATTTATATATGTCAGAATAATTGGTAATATCAATTTGTCTAAAATCAACAAAACCTTCATCAATCATATCTTCAATATAGTCATAATTTGAAGCGTAAGTTAATTTATCTACACATATAACTTTTTCATAACCTAACTTTTTAAGGCTTCTTAGATAATTGCTACCAATAAAACCTGCACCACCTGTTACTATAATCATGTTCTGTATACCCATGTATCTTTTAAATCTTCTCTGTATGCTTCTGGTGGCCAATACCATCTTCTATCGGGACCAGGATGTAAATCATAGAATTTAGGTTTACCACTTCCGTGCCAAACTTCTACATCAAAACGATGGTGTGGTTCCGTTGCAAATTGGGGTTTAAAACCAACTACATCAGGAGTTAACATACGTTTACATCTTCTCAAATATGATGCTTTAGCCCAATATGTATTACCAGCATAAAACTCTGTAAGTCCACCATGTAGATATGAAGCACCAGCCATCTCATATCCATCATCTAATGCAGATACACATTCTTTCCATTTTTCGATGTTCCAATATTCCATATACTTTCTCCAATTTTGATGAGCACCGTCAGGATGTGAAATGCCTTTTGGATGAATATATAAAATATAATAATCTTCAGTTGTTGAATGTACATCTTCTTGAATTTGATGAATTGTTGTGTGTTCATACCACTCTTTGTGAGTGATATCAAAATGATAAGAATACACATTTTTTCTGTTGGACCAACGTTCTCGTAACCATGTAAAATTATCCATATCAAAATG